TGCTGCGATTGATGTACTAGCTACTTCTCCTAAAAGAGCTGGTGTTCCAGAAGTTGATGTCCAATATGGTACACCTCCTGCTGTTTCTGATGTTGATGTTCCTACTGTTCCTGTTCCACCTCCACCTCCACCGCCTCCTGTACCTGAGATAGTTATTGCTCCACTTGATGTGGCGATTGTTATGTTAGTTCCAGCTGTAAGAGTTTTAACATCGTATTTGTTTGCTGTGTCTCCACCAATTAGAATCTGGTCTGCTGATGGTTTTGTTGAAGTTCCTGTACCTCCTTGATATGGAAGAGATATAGCAAGACCAAGACTTTCTTCTGCAAGATTATCCTGTCTTATGTCATGCACACTTATAAATCCCATTACGAGAGATAGTCCTATTAGTCCTGTTATTATTGTGTTAAACATAGCAAATTCTGTAACTTGTACCTGATAATGATTCGTCTAAGGCGTTGGTCATTGTGAACCCTTTACCTGTGACTGTATATTCGTCGTCGGTGATGTTCTGTCCGTTTATCACCAGTGATAGGACTGAGTTGATAGTTCCTTTTGTTGTGTAAATTTTGTTTGAACTGTTTATCAATCCACTTGGTGTTTCTTTCTGTATCACTCTTCCAAGTGAGAACTTAACTGAAGCGTCTGATGTTCCTCCTCCACCTAACTTACCTCTCTTTCTTAGTCCTTCTAGTTCTTTCTTAAATGCATCGTGGTCTTTTTCTAATGCTTCTATTTGGTCAATAAGGTCTTGTGGTAATTGATACTGTTCTGGTATAAGTACTTTTAGTTTCTCTACTATTGAATCTTCATCAGCGTCTTTACCATCTTCACCATCTTTACCATCTTTTATACTTCGTATTTTGTCTCTTATGAAATTAAGTGAACTTGATTGTTCTTCAAATGCCTTATCTGCTTCTTCTTTAATTAAAGCTTTTGTATCATCAAAAATCTCTTTATGGTCTTCACGCAATGCAAACGCACTGTCAGCTAGTTTTGTTTGAATATCATTCTCTAGGTTTAAAATGGCTCTATCATTGGCTTCCTTTATCTTCTTTACAAAATTAACTACCTTTTCAAATGAAGCAACAAACTCATCTCTAGTTAAAGATTCAGTTACAAGATTCAGAATATCCTCTACACGACGAAGGCTCCTTAACTTAGGGTCTTGTTCTACTTTTTTGTCTACCTTTTCGGTATCAAGTAGATTTTGTTTTTTTTGTAAATTAGTTGGCATATTGTATGTATTATATCATGCTATTAATGCTATTAACTTGTCGTAATTAACTCTGTGATTTCTTCAAATATATCGTTATTTTCCATATTATTATTTCATTTCTAAAATTTCTACTGCTGTTGTTCTACCCTCTTTAAACTCGGTAATTAAGCGTTGTGCTTCGTCTCCTTTTATTTTACCATTTCTTAATAGCTCACCTAAGTGATTCTCTATAGGTGTATAAGTTCGCCATATACCTATAGGTATAAGTTGTAAATTTTCATCAGAGTTGTTCCCTCCTAATTGAAGTGAAACTGTATGGTCTAGTCGTAGTTCATCCAAATCCCTTCCTTTCGCTAACTGCTTCCTTATCTGTTCACTATTTCTTGTATCGTCAAAATCAAGGTCAACTGATACTATTCTCTTTACAATGATTGTTCCATTATCTAATCTTCTTAGTTTTTCTCCCTTAAAGATTAACTTAAATGCTTCTATCGGACTCACTTTTATTGCATCTGCATAAACTCCTATTGTTTTTATAATATCTCCTTCAATAACATATACTGAGTTTTCTTGGTCTTCTGCTCTAAAGTATTTAGGTTTCTTTCCATTTTTAGCATCTTCTCTACGTTTCACATCATCTAGAATTTGATTATATGCCTTATACTCGTCATCAGTTAAGCCATCAACTAACTCTTGTGCCTTACTTTCCTGCCCTGCATTAACGAATTTCTCTGCTTCCTTATAGATAGGGAACACATCGCTTTTCAAAAACATTATTCTTTTTGCTTCTTCCTCCTGGGTAATCAAATTGTATGCATAATACTCGTTATCAGTTAAGCCATCTACAATAGATTGTGCTTCCTCTTCGTACCCTTGGTCTCTTAACTTATTAGCTTCTTTATATACAGGCATCATTGATGCTTTTTTGTTGTTTGATTCGGTTATCTCATCTATATATGCTTTACCAGCACTTGTACTATATGGACCCATCATCGGAGCAATTATCTTATCTGTTCCTTCAACTAGGAAAGCAAAATCTCCTCCCTTAGTCTTCTGGAATCCTTGTGTATTTGCAATCATTCCATCTATAAATCTGTTTGCTGTTGCTGCACCTGCAATACCAGCGAATCCCATACTCCATTTCAGTAGTTCTTTTCTTAGTGGATGTATATTATTATCATTTACAAAATGGTCCAAACCTTCATAAAAGTTTATCAAATCTTCTGCTGGAGCTACTGGAGCACGTCCACTTCCTTTGTCTTTTGTTTCAAATCCCATTGAGTTCACAACCTTATCTACCTGTCCTTCAACTGCGTTACCAACTAGAGGTATCGCAGCTCCCCATGAAGTCAGAGTTCTACCTGTTGCCTTTTCTGAGTATTGGTTATACATCCAAATTCCTGTAACTAACATTATTGCTTGGCTTACTCTTTGAGACTTCTCTAACGGCATACCACCTTGTTTACCTGCAAGTGTTTTTACAAATCTGTACAGTTCAAAAGTAAATGTAGAAAATGGAAATAGTGTTCTTGTAGTTAAGTCATTCAACATCAAAGGTCTTCCGAGTTTGTTATATTCTGATTGAGTAGCACCTCCCATCCAATCAGCAAATATGTCTGCATTTTTACCTTTTAATCCAAGAGCTTTGGCTTCTCTATATCCTGCTCCTATTGCAGAACCAGTTAGCCAGTATTCCATAGCATCTGTTACTTGTGATACGAAATCACTAAACTTTTCAATCTTTCCTCGTTGAATCTTGTTTGCCATTCTGTCTACATCTCCAGCCCCAGTCATTCCAATACTTGCTCCTTGTGTTTTAGATACAAATACAGGAAGTTCTTTTATCTGTTTCTTGAGTTCTTTATTTGTTGCAAAGTCTAGCATCCCTCCAAGCATGTTTTGGAATCCTCTTGTAACACCTCCAGCTCTCGGCATTGTCATTCCTAGAGTTGAAGCAGGTTGCACAACTGTTACGAACACTAAGTTTCCTGAAAGAACCCCTACGTTTCTCGCCATTACGATTTTATTTAAAACTGCTCTTCTCTTGGTTCCAGCTCTGATTCCAAGCATGTTATCAATTCCTGCTGATTTTCCTATTAAGTTCTCTCTTATAAATGTATTTAAAAACTTAGACATCTTTGGATTTTTCCGAGCAATAACTGAATCAATCGCTTTCAGTTTTTCAATCTGTGGAGCAATAAAAATATCATTGGACATACTCTCAACATAAGAACTAATCAACTTCCAAGCGTTTTTCTCTCTATCAACAAGCCCTCCCTGTCTTGGGATAGCATGTGGGTTTCTTTTTGCGTTTGGTGTTATAAAGTCAAAGTTTCCATCAATATCTGTCTTCTGTGATGTTAGTAGGTCTCTCCAAAAGTGCACCGCTTTTAAGCGTGGAGCATAATCTTCAACAAACCCTATCTCCTTCTTCCCAAGAGCTTTCCGAACTACATTGGCATCTTCTCTTACAGGATTCAATATTTCATCTCTAATCTTCCCAGCTAGTTTCAACATCTTAGGAGTACCTTCCCCTTCTAAAGCTTTTAGAAGTTCCTCTCCTGTTTCATCAGTTATTTTAACCCCAGCTTCATCTGCTAGAGTTTTTACATGTCCTCCTTTCTTTGTTGCATATGCTAATCCTTCTGCTTCAGCTCCTCTGGTTTCATACTGTTGTTCTACCATCGGACCCCAGTTCTTTTCTTTTGCTGCTTGTGGTCCTGTTACATTATCAAATGAAAGAGAAGCATCTCTAAGGTTAAAACTTTGTTCTGACAGGTTTAACTTTCTCTCTCCAATTTTTATGTTTATTCCGTATTTACCAAGTATTCCTTTTAAGTCTGTAAAGTTAAATGTTTCAAAGTCCTTTGGTGCAAAGACACCACTCTCTCTTATAGCAGGAACTTTAGCTCCATTATCGTTTATCCTCATAGCAACATAGGGAGGAGTTTTGCTTGGATTATGTCTAAAGTTTTCTGCGGTCTTCTTATCAAATGATGCTGTTCCAGACAAAGCTTCTACCTCTACACCCTCTGCTACAGTTTTCTTTGCTACGAATCCTTCCTCAGCAGAAGCTTCCGCAACAGTTTTAGTTTGAGTTTGAGGTTTTACGCCTGCCTTCTTAGCTTGATTGAAGATGTCTGTTAGTTGAGCATTTTTTTGCATCACATCATCAAAACTTTGTTGGAAATCTAACAATGTCCCTGTTCTTGGATATTCAGAATCTCCAAACTTGAAAATCTCTCCTGTTTCTCTATCAAGTGTTTGTCTAGGTAGAGTTTCTCTCATAGCTTCCAAAATATCATCTGGCACATCTCCTTTTTGGATTTTAAGTGATACCTCTTTAAGAGGTTCTCTTCCAACTACTGATTTTCCAGTTTTTGTTGTTACTAATTTTTCTTCTTTTGCTATCCAATTTCTTACTTTTACAAAATCGTCTACCTCTGGAATCTGCTTCTTAACAAACTCCTCAACAGTATTAAAATTCTTAGCTTCTTCTACTAGGGTTCGTGTTACGGTAGAAGGTTTTGTTCCACCTGTTTTAGTTTTCTTTAGAACTTCTTCAAAGTTATTCCCAGTCTTTGTAACTGGTAACCCGTCTGCTGCTTTTACTAAATCATCTGCTACTTTTGCAGTTACAGTTGGTTCTACTTGAGTTCCTGCTGTTCTGATAGCTGTTTTTAAAGAGACTGGCTTACTACCTGCTTCACTTCTCGCTTTCTTTATTGCATCTCCTAGTGATAGTGACTTGTTCTTAACTGCTCCAGCATTTTTAGCTTCTTTTAAAATTAACTCTGTCCTATTAAGGACTGTTTGAACATCATCAGTTTCGTCTATATTTACTAAAATTTTACTAAAAACACTTCTAGCTTCTTCTTTCAGTTCTGGTAATTCCTTTGCAAGAATATCTATTATGTCATTTGTAACTTTACTCTTAGCTATTCTTTCTGCTGCTCCTCTTGTAATAGGTTTAAGTGTTCCCAAAGAAACAAGGTCTATAGCTCCGAATACTTTGTCCAAAGTTTCTTCAATACGCACTGGTCTTAATGCTCTCTTCTCAACATCTGTTAGAGCAAACTTCTCTTTTACTATTGGTTTTCCAGCTTCAATCCTTTCACGTGGAGCTGTCGGTTCTAAAACACTTCTAGCAATTTCATCTGCTCTTTCTTGTGTTATTATTCCTTTCTCAACTAAAGGTCTTGTTAAATCAATTCTGTCTGAAACTTTTTCTTCTTTTGTTTTACCTAAACCAAATGGTCTTAGAAATGTTAAAGCTCCATCACCAAAATGTAATCTTCCAGATAAATCTACTTCTTGTCCTCTACCAAATGCTCCTTCCTTCAAAAAAGAACCAATCTTTTTTAGTGGTTCTGGTGCTTTATCAAAAAATCCAGCAAGACCAGCAATACCAGTCTTCTCAGGTGTTTTCGTTATAACCTGAGTTCTTCCTCCTCTAGCACGTCTAATAGACTCTCGTAAAGGTTCTGCTCTAACAGATGTTGAAGTTTCTCCTCTTACTTTTTTTATTGCATCTCCTAAAAAACTCATATTTTATGTTAATCTTCGTCTTTCTTCTCAATTCCTATTTTCCTTTCTGTTGTTTTTTTTGAACTAGAACCACTTATTCCTACCTCCTTCTTCCATTCTTTTAAGAACTCTTTTGGCTCTAGGTTTATTTGTAATTCATCTTGGACTGCTTGGAAGTCTCTTATAAACTCTGTTAATTCTTCATTGTTAAACTCAAAAATAATTTGGTTGGCAAAATCTTGTGCAAACATTCCCTTAACCCGTTCATTTAATTTTGTTGAAGAACCCCCACCACCATATAGGAAGTCTAGTTGTTCTTGCCTAGAAGAGTTAAGTAAACCTGCTTGTTCTAATTTCTGTGTTTGACTCGTAGTAAAGTCTCCTTTCTGTGAAACAAGTCCTGATTCTGCAAGAAGTCTCTCTGCTTCTATTGGGTCAGGGTTTCCATCTTCATCTACTGCGTTATCTATTGCTTTAAGTAATACTGCGTCTGCACCTAGAGATGCTGCTTCTATTCCTACGTTTTTAACTGCTGTATCTAAGTTTGCTGTCTCTCCTATCTTTTCTAATCTTATTCTGTCTAATTCCGCCAGTTTTCTAGCTTGATTCTTTTCTTCTAAATTGGCTTTCGGTGAGTTAATAATTCTGTCGTAGTTAGCTAGTTTAATTTCTAGCTCTTCTTTAATAGGGTCATACTTCTGAGATACTGCGTCATCAACTGCTTTCTGTGCTGATGCTAAGTCTCCTTCTGCTGCATATAACTGTCCTTGTACTATTAACATTTGTGAACGAACTCCTGCTCGTTTAAGATTTACTTTTCTTTGAGCTGAAGCTGTAAGTGGTGCTGCTCCTCCTGCGGTAACACCTCGTCCTGCTACATTCTCTTGAACAGCTTGTGCTGCTTCACCAACTTGTAGTCCTAAGTCTTCTGACTCTAAACCAAGTGCTTTCATTTGATTTCTTAGGCTTGTTGTCAGAGCTTCTTTCCCTGAAATATCCTGTTCGGTTTCTTGTCCAGTTGTAAACTCACTTTCACCAAGTAGTTGATTGGTCAGGTCTTGGATTCTCGTGTCCTCCTCCTGAGCTTTTTCTTGTTCACCAGTTAGGGTGTCTTCAGTAAGTGGCGGCGTAGACCCAACATTCACAGTAGGTGAACTCTCAAGGTCAATCGTGTTCTCCTGAAATATCTGCGAGTTGACCGTATCAACACCTGTACCCAAAGCGTTCGCTCTGTTGAAGAGTTGTTCTTGTTCCTTTGTGAAGTTTTGTAAATCTACTGCCATAATAATAATTTTATTCTATTAAACGAACCAAAGCCCTAAGTTGGTGTGCTGGTTATGTGCATTTGTAATCCATGCCCTTGCCTGTGTGTCTATCACCGAACCTCCTGACGGAAGTGCTGGTGCTGTGGGTTGAATGATTGGTGTCTTCCCCCAGAACCCTATCTTCTGGTCTGCTTCTCTTCCTATATAGCCACCAGTAGCTGTAGCGAACTGAATACCTCTTCCGTCAAAGAACTCTAAGTCCCTCTGGAAAGTATATCGGTCAGATTTCACTAGTAATTCTAGTGTCTTCTCTATCTTTTTTAATCTTTCTTGTTCTTCTGGTGTCATATTAAATTTGTGAATCTTGTAAGTCGTAACTATATTTAAGCTCTATAACCTCTCCACCTGAAGTTATGCTTTCTATCTTAAATTCGTATTCTCTTCCTGAAGCGAACTGGTCTCCATTTGAATCAATAACTGCTTCTGTAACTCCAGATGCTGGAGTGGTAATAATACTTACCCAACTTCCTGCATCTACCCTATAGTATACCTGAACATTAGCTGCTGAAGCGTTAATTGAGATTGATTTAAGTTGTTTTTCCTTACTTCTGTCTGCTTCTGTCATATTCGGATTGATAGTTGTATCTCTCCTAGCTGTTGAAGAATAAGTTGCTGAACTGCTTGTAAGTGAAACTGCGTTGTTAGGTGTTACGTCTTTATATGCTTGGAATGTGTAACTTCCTACTTTCATAAATGCTAGTAAAGCTACGCTTGAAGCACTAATGGCTGTATCATTCTCACACGTATTTTCCATTTGGAGAGTAAAGGTTGCTGCGTCATCATCCCACCCGATACTCCATACTCCCTGCCGTATTGTTCCATCTAGCGTAACACCCATCATAAAGTAAAGTCTGTTGTCAGTTATTTGCTTTCCACTATTTAGTTCTTCCAGTCCAGCATCATCTGATGTTATCTCTAAGAACTTTCTAGCTCTGTTACCAATTAAGTATCTAAATGTTATTCTCGGTTCAAACCTTGTTGTTCCTATTGAAGCTCCAACAAGTTGTCCATCTACCTCAGCGATTATCTTTAGCTGTCCATCTCCCCATTGAATACTCTCTGAAAGAGTTGTAAGTGAGTCATCTCTATTCCAAAGATAAACAACTGCTTTCCCAAATCCTGAAAGAGGTGCTGCTGCTATCGCTATGAAGTTTCCGTATTCAGCTATTGAAGTAATCTTGAAGTGTGAAGGGATAGTAATTACTCCCTGTACCCAAGTTCCATTATTGTTGGACATTATCTTATTGTCGTAAGGAACGTAAAGAATATCGTCCTTAGAATGAACAAGTCCTTCTGCAATGTTTGTGTAAGTCCATCCATTAAGGTCTTCACCTCCTGCTGATTCCACATCATCATCCCAAGCAGTACCTGTTGGACTGAAAGCCCATATTAAGTTACCTCCTCTAGCTCCGTAGATAAGTCCTGTTTTTGCGTAATAAGTAAACAAATCCATACTGGAAGTTCCAGTTGAAGAAGCATTATTACTTGGTGCTGCCCAAGTACCGTCACTTAGGTCGTTTGTTGAATTGTCTGTTATTGCTTTAGATAGAACTTCTGCTTTACCTGACCCACTCACAACACCTAATCCGTATACATTGTAGTTTCCACTTCCGTCTAGTGCCATAGCAAAATTGGCTTTCTTACTGGTTGTAGAAGAAGTATCTCCATCAATAGAACTTCTATAAGGTGTTAGTTTATGTGGATTCGTTAAGGCGTCAAAACCTTGAGAGAAACGACAAACTCCTTCACGTGTATTACGTGGGTCATTTACCATTCCATCACTCCATTTATTTATTGCTACTGTTGGCATATTATATATCTTCGTTAGTTATTGTTGTTGAGTTCTTTGTGTCGTTGTTCATAGCTGATACAGACCCTATAGTCTTATTAGTAATTGTATCTGAGTTCTTTGTTTGGTTTGTTATATTTTGAAAAGTCCCTTTGAATCTATTAAGAAGACTTGTTAGTCCTAGTGCTGATGATACTGATGATACTGCTACTCTAATCGCACTTGAAAGTGTACTTGCTAGTCCTAGTGCAGATGAAACAGAGAAGTATTGTAATACCCAAGCTGAATCAAATGTGCTGGTTAGTCCTAGTGTACTTGATACTGAGAAGGTAATAGGTTGAACTTCGTTAAGAGCAACTAATAAGTTAGCTTTGTGGTTTCCGTCACTACCTGTAAAGGAAGCTGCGTTTGAAGCTGCTGAAACAAATAATTCATCTGAAATACCCATGTAACTTTGTCTTGAACCTATACCTCTTAGTCTTTCTGTTTGACCAGTACCAAATCCTGTAATTGTAGATGTTGCGTTCTCACAAAAGTAAACACCCATTGTATTAGCATTAGTTGTTGTTACTGAAATGGTAGCTGCATAATCTCCTCCTCCAAAGACATCCATCTTTTCAGCATCTACATCAACTGGTGTAACTTGGTCTACTCCTGTGTAAGATGCACAAATGCCATCAACTGTTGAAGCACCTGGACCAGTTATAACCACATCGTTAGCACCTGTCGCTGGAGCTACTAAATACCAAAAAGATGCATACCATCCGTAAGTTCCGTCAAGAACTTCACTTCCTATCTTTGTCATAGCAACAGCATTATATGTAACACCACTACAAGACCCTGTTATCTGTGCGTATACAATAAGAATACGACTAGCACCTGTACAGGTATGCGAAAAAGTCTTGGTTGTTGTTCCTGATGCTCCTCCGTCTGTTGCTGCGTCAAATGCTACTGCCATATATTAACTAATTACTATTTGGTACGTTGCTTGGAGTTTTTCTCCGTTTACTACTGACTTTGTTGTTGTTAGCTTTCTTCCTAACATTGTTCCTGCTGAAGCGTCATTAAATAGACCAACTTCTTCAATTGCCTTTGTTCCTGTTACTGTCCATTCTTTATAAGCCTGGAGTGTGTCATCTGTCTGTGTTGTTGTTACTTGTGACATTGTTCCTGAAGCTCTGGCAAGACCTGAGTCTGTTATCTCAGCTTGTAGTGCTGTATGTGCTGCTGATTCTGCTGTGCTGGAAGTTCCAACAGCTAGGTAGTTAAATGCTACTTCTGAACCTGTGTTACCAATCAAACCACTGACTATTCCTAGTCCTGCGTTTGTGATTGTGTTCTGCATTAAGCCTGTGTCCCATTTAAGTGAACCATCTGCTTTTAGGCATCTTAGCCTTGCGAATCCCTTTAATGTTATTTCTTTTTTATCCATATTATTATTAATTATTAACGGTGATTAACTGAACCCATTGTCATTTTTATATCAGTTGGATTTCTCATGTCTATGAAGTTTTTTAAGTTCCTCTCCAACTCTTCTATCTGCAAACGTATTTCATTTCTAAGAGAAGCATCGTTTGTTCTATTCACTGCTGTCCAATCCTTTGCTGCGTGTAATACAAGTAGTTCATCAAATATCTTAGGTATACCTGATGTCTTTGTTGTGTCAGTACTTGCAAATCTGTCATGTTCTCTTTGGAAGAATATCTTAACTCCATCTGTTACGCTGTAGTTAGGTTCTGGTGTAAAGAATATGCTGTTTCCATTCTCTACATAACCATCTGGTATTCCTGCACTGCTAGGGTTAGGACTCATAGCATCAAGAACTCTTGAGTCATCTAACTTAAATCTATTTAAATCTTCATATTCTGTTGCTGTAGCACTTGTAAGAATCCTTACGGCTGTAATGTTTAAAATTTCTAAACTGTTTTCATCAACAGCTATTGTGTAGTCTGACTGACCTGAAACAATATCAAATGTTCCAATAGGTCTATCTCCATGTCCTTTATCATCCCATCTAATGTAATCACTATTAGACAGCAAGATAGGCATGATTCTTTCATACGCTACGTTAATTCTTGATGTTACCTGTTTAAGGAGTGTTCCTGTTACAGCTCCATCTTTCATTCTAGTCCAGAACTCAAATCTTTGTACTAGTCCGTCTTTTGTTCCCGTTGTGTCGCTAAATACTGCCATAATAATTTAATATAAGTAGTCGCCTAAATGACCGATTGATAATGTTGGGTCGCAATAAATGTTAAGTCCTGCCTTTCTCGCTTGTTTACAGAACCAAGCATCTTCCCCATCTAACGTCATACCATTTGGGTAAGTTGTGAACTGGAAGTATGGTTGCTCTATCTTTTCAAATACCTTTGTATCTATAAGCATTACTCCTGTTCCTACGTGACTTACTTCAAATAGTTCTTTTGGTATATCTTCTTTCTTCAAAACCTTGCCGTCTAGTAGTGCAACTGTTGTATTGTCTGTAATCATTCGTGGACTTGCTACTACACCGACTATTTCTTTTTTATTACTCAAAAGTTGTTCAAGTGTTTCTGGTGGAAATGTCATGTCATCGTCAATGTACAGTAAGTAATCGCTTTTATTCTGGACTGCCTGTGCAGCACAATAAAGTCTGTTCTCTGCAATCGTGTAACCATGCTCTGCAATAACAATGTGGAAGTCATAACCTCCATTTACTATCATCTCAAGCAAACAAGCCATAGTCTTTGGTTTAACTACCCTGTTACATGCGATACCTACTGTGACTTTAATATTCATATTCTCCTATATGTTTAAGATGTATTGATGGGTCACACCATACGTCTAGCCCTGCCTCTCTCGCTTTCTCACAGAACCACCAGTCGTTGCTCATCTCAACCATTCCTACTTTCAGTACCTTATACCAGAAGTATGGTTGTTCTACTCTCATTACTGCCTTCAAATCTAGCAACAGAAGACCTCCTCCTAGTGCTTTGCACTTGAATAAATCGTTACCTTCCAGTAGTTTCATGTCGTTTTCTTCGTCAAAATACTCAATTACGTTGCCGTTTATACCTTCTTCTGTCAGTCGTCTTACGTGATAAGTTGCACCTACGATGTCTTTATCGTGGGCAACCAACCTCTCAATAAGACCTTTCTCGTAAACCATGTCGTCATCAAGTAGCAATAAGTGAGTACAATCTGCTTTTATTGCTTGTGCTGTAATATAGTTTCTGTTTTCTGCTGTGTTATATCCTTTGGTTGATACAATTATGTGAAAATCTAAGTCTGAACCAGCTACCATCTCCATTAGAGATTGTGCAGTAAGAGTTTTAACTCCTCTGTTTGTTGGCAATCCGATTGCGATTTTAATTTCCATATCCCCACTCTCCGTAAAGAGCAGAGTATATAAACTAAACTACGTTTATATCGTACAGAATTGAAGTCAATCCTGCTGGTGCGTTTAGACCATAGTCAAGTCGTGAAATAATACCTGTTCCAGACTGTTGTGCTGGGTCAGCAGTTACTACGATTTGTCCGTAAGTAGTCTTTAGAATACCTACTTGGTAAACCTTTTTAACTCCAGCGAACACGTGGTTTGCTGTGTGTGAGTTAGAAACGTAATGGTCAGCTCCTAATAGGTGGTAACCGAAGTCAATACCTGTCTTAAGTGCTGAGTCAGCTAGGTTGAAACCGTTAGCTTGTGCAAATTGCTCAAGTGCTTCAAAGTCTGCTGGTCTCCAAACGAAGAATAGACCATTTCTATTCATAAGGTCTGTACCATTTGCTACGTTCACGATTCTTCGTACACCTCGTACGATGTCATCGATATTAGTTGCTGATACTGTAAATTGTGTAGTGTTTCCTGAAGTAACTACTCCAGAAACATCTCCAACATCTGTCCATGTAGCGTGGTCTGCAAGAACTGCAGCTTCTACTGTTTCGTTGATTATGTCTGCCTGACGACCAGCCAATTCCATCTGATTAACATAAGTAATTTGTGCCATATCTGCTCGGTCTACGAACACTGGTACCATTCTCTTGTTGTTAACTGTAATTGTGTCGTTAGTAAGAGCAAAATCAGAGAAACCGTACGCTGTTCCACGAGTTCCAGTTTGTGCTGTGAACTCAGTAGACATGTAAGGAGCATTGATGATGTAGTTATCTGAGTAGATAACATCACATACTTCCTTCCAGTTTGTTGGCTTATCCAGTCGTTCTTGAAGAGTTGTAAGCCAATCTTCTTTATGAACTCCTGTATTAAATGTGTTTGCCATATTAATACTGATTAAATCTTAATAATCAGTCATTAGGTCTATGCTCCTTGGGCTGTGTCAACGATACCTTGCGATGCGAACTTCTCTTTGTTTTTTTCAATAGTAGTTCGTCGGCGAACAACTTCTCGTCTAAGTTCAGTGTTTTCAGGGGTATTTTCAGGTAGTTCACCTCTATTTATCCAGTGTTCTACTTCTGTTCCCGCTGCCTTCTTAGCTCCTCTAGTCCCTGATGGGGTAGCTGCTTCGTTGGCTGCTTTGTCCCTTCTGTCCTGTAACTCTGATTTGAAGTACCCGTTCTCTAGCAAAGTGTCCATTTCCATTCCACTTTCTTGCATTTGGTCGTGTACAAAATCAAACTCTGCTGACTCTATACCTTCGCCCTTCAAGTAAGCTTTTTGCCCATAGTCTAGTCCTTCTGACTGTTTTGTTTCTTCTTTTTGTAATTTAGGCTCTGGCTTATTTGCTTTCTTTGCTTCCCTCTTTTGTCTTGAAAGATTCGCAATTTGTTCATCTTTGGCTGCTAACTCTGCTCTCAGAGTATCAACTTCTGATGTGTCGGCTACAACTTCTTCTGCAGCCTCGCCTTCACCTAGTTCGTTTTCTTCAAGTTGAACATCTTGCAAATCATTTTGTTGAATTTCATCCATAGATTTATGATAACTATTAATACTTTTTAAGGATAAAGTAGAACCTTGAGCATTTTTTAACGAGAATGATAACTCATACTTTAACTAGTCAGCCACTTGCCATGGTGCTACGAGCATCATGATGTCTGTGTTTGCTTTCTTGATGAAAGTAAGTGTTGCTCCTTCCAATAGGTTAGATACAACTGTTCCTCCTTCCATTTCCTGTAGGTCAACTCCTGTTCCTGCTGCAAATGTAATTGCGTTAGCAGTTGTTGATGAGTTGTAGAATGTCTGTGTAAACATTTCGCCAACTTTCATACCACTGAATGGTGCTGATGTTGATGCCATTGTAGTAAGTGTAAGTGTTGGTCGTCCATTGTTCCATGTAATCAATGAGTTCTTCTTACGAAGTTCTGTTGCTGTAAGAACGTATGTTGTTGCTGTTGATGTTGTTGCATACCTTGAACTTGCATCTCCACCGATTGTAAAGTTAGCGAAGAAGTTTTGTGTATTAGTATGGTCTGGTCCTACACTTGCTCCTACTCTTCCGTCATCTCCCTTCGGTCCTCTTGGTCCCATATCTCCACCGAAGAAAGATAACCCTGAAAGTAATAGTGCTACGATAACTGCTCCTGTAATTAAATTGTCCTTAGTCATAATTTTATATTATTGGTTATTAATTCTTCTTCGACCTCTTTAGTAAACTCCCTTCTGTTTTTGCAGCCTTCTTTTCCTTCTTCTCCTCTCTCTGCGAACCTCCGTAAAGCTTATCCGCTAGGCTCGTCATCTTAATATCTCGTAGTGACATAATTCTATTGGTTATTTAATAATTACCTTGTTTCTGTTGCCGTTACTTGTTGTGTTGCATAACTGTAGATTTTTACATCTCCACAACCATACAATGCTCCATCAAATACTGCTGTTGAACTTGCTGCTACCTCCATACCTTTTGTTGCAGATGGTGTACCACCTCCTATTGTTACCTTAAGAACACCTCCCTGTGGAGATAGTATCCTTGAAGCACAGTTAGCACTTGCTGGAATAACTGTTGTTACTCCTGTTGCTGTAACTGACAATGAAGATGAAGTAGCTACTGTTGATGCTAGTCCTGATGGTGCAGAACCTAAGTTTGTTGACCCAGTTAGCATCATTGCTCCTGCTACACCTAACAAAAGAACTATTCCAACTGTCATTACTTTTCTATAAGTTTCCATATTATTTACCTTTGTTTACTACCTCTTTATTTTCGACCTTGACTGGTTTACATTTCTCCAACTCTCCAAAACCTGTTTCTATCATTCCAACTGCATCAATCATGGAACGAGCCAATGCACCCATGTGCCTATCATCGTTCATCATTACTTGCTGTTGTGAGAGTTTGCCTAATACAAAGTTCTTTAGTGGGTCATGAGGTTTCCCAGCTTCCATCGTTCCGTCAAAATATACTCCACTAAGTATTACCTTCTTAACTGCTTCTCTCATTATATTGTCCTCCAGAAACAACTCTACTTTCTGTACCTCAATCTCTGATAAATAATCTAATGCCATTTTATTGTAAGTTAGTTGTTAATGCTTGTGCTTGTGCTTGTTCAGGCTGTGCCTGAGGTTGTTGAGGTTGTTGAGGTGCTTGTGCTACTGACTCTGTCAATCCTGCATACATAATTGGTGACAGTCCACTTGATTCTAACATTGTATTGAATGTTTTTGCCATACCTGGAATCTGCATAGTCTGTTGGAATCCTTGAGGATTTGCAATTATCTGTCTGAAGATGTTTGTCATCTTGTCTGTAAGTAATGAAAGGTCTTTTGAAGCTCCCGCAATATCTACCTTCACCCTAAGTGGTCGTTTCTTGAATTCATCCTTTAGGATTTCAATGAACTTCTTGTTTCCTTTATCAACGAACTCTTGTCTAACCAGTTGTTTGTAACCTTCTATCTCCTCATCTGTAACTAATTCACCATTAAGCATCTTATCAAAAGCGAATCTCTTTGCCTTATTTTTAACTAAAGCATCCGATACGAACTTCATTTCATCTGTGGATAACTCTGAAAGGAATGTGGCTCCCTGTGTAATCTTTCCTTGAATATAAGGAAGAATCCATTGTTGGTGTATGTCCTCTAAAAATCGTGCATACTTTTCCTTTCTATACTCATGAATTCCCTTACCCTGTTCTATCTGGGTTACTACTGACCTAAATGGTGTTCCAGATGGTGCTTCTTTACCTAATAGTGGGTCCTGAGCTGAACCCATGGTCTGTGCGTGTTGCTCCCATTGTTGGGCTGACTGCTGGAACAACTGCATATTACGAGGAAATGTGTCTACTTGTCCAAGGTCTTCACCTTCGTTAAGCTCTACAATCTGCAAGTTATCCATGTTCTTTAGTCCATTTGGATATCTTGATTTCAAATCTGCACCTACTGATTTTAATATAGTCTTACTGGCACTATCCAACATGTCATTCATACGAATAACATCTAAGTTAGTCCAAATCTGGTCTTCAAATAGTTCTTCTGCACCTCCCCAACCACAAGCACGACTATAAATCTTATCTCTAAGTAAGAACATGAATGGTGACTCTTTTTCCTCTTTCCTGTACAGAATCATTGAACGTCGTTGGCTCTTTTCATCTGTATAGAAAGCTACAATCTGTATTTGTTGTACGTGTTGAGTATCAGTATTGTCATCGTACTCATCAGTTATGAATGATTTAGGCAAAACACCGTGAACTTCATAGATTTCTATGTAAGCTCCTGGTGTTGAAATCTCTACGTTAGTCGCTTCATCAATTACCTTACTCGGTTCTGACTTTGCTATAACTTCATCAATCGTTGCTGTTGCACCATTTGAGGGGTTACCCCAACCAACCTTCTCCATGTCTTTTAGTTCTGCTGGATTATAATGATGTTTAATTCCTATCGGTCCACTCTCTACGTTAGTCTGGTCACAGAAAGCAATTGACTGTAAATCTACAACATCTGGTTTTGCTCCCTTCATCTTCTTGGCAATACCTAGTCCATAGTCAATCATTGACTCCTTAATCTCGTCAAAGAATGTATCTAAAGTGTTATCTACTGCAAATACATCCTCATAGTATTTCTTTACTAAAAATGACAGATGATATGCTTGTGGGTCATCTACGTAAATGTTTACCTCCTTCACGTCAATATCCAATGCCCTGTATTGTAGGTTTAAAATCGGCTTTGTTATGTTCTTAACAGGTGTGTTCTCGTCATTTCCTCCCAGCAACCTTCCATGTTTATAATAAAAAGAAGTCTTAACATGTTCTGGCATATTCCATTGCCAACCATTTATATCAATCGGTTGCTGATAGGAATTCTCTTGTTCCACAATGTAATCGTGTATGTTTTGTTTCATATAAGTTTGTGAGTTACTCCCATGAATTTATTGCTGTTAAAACTAAGTCCGTTTGCTTTAGCAAAAGACTTTAACTCCTCCATTTGTTTAACTGACCAAGTAAATTCAGTCTTTCCTTCTCTTTTACCTTCTCTAATTAAATCATCAATCATATAAGAGTTTTAAGCCGTTTTATGAATAATGCTTGTTCTAGTGGTTTTTCAAATAGACGTTGTGTTTTAATAGGTACCATTTTAAAAGGTATACGGCTTACCTTTTCACCTCGTGAAACTTCAATGGAACCTACTCCCATGTAGCTCTTAGGTTTAATCTTCTTTATTGCTTCCTCAAGAGTATTTCCAGAAGAATTATAAACTTCCTTTCCTATGCTCCACTTCACTTTATAATTGGGTTGTTTAGGCTGTTTTACTGTCATAGATTTTTGTTAAGTATATCATGGTTTATGTCAATCGGTGCCTGTGGACAACTATCTTCCTCTATTCTGTGCCTTTCTGTTCTTTATAAAGTCTGGTAAGTTTATCACCATCTCCTTCTTCCTTATCACAGGTACAAGTGAGTTCATCGCATATCGGACTGCGTCCATAAGGTGGTCCTTTCCGCCTTCTGGTTTGTTTAATTGCTTCCCGTTCTTATCTACATCCCACATATAATTCCTATATTCCTTAATGAGATTGACTGAACTCTTTGTCACAAACACTTTCTGGTCCTGTACCCCCATAATTCCATGACGTATGGAGTCTGCTCCCTTCTTACATGGTAAGACGTTAATCCCATACAATCTGACTTCCGCTATACTCTTTGGCTCTGCAGAGTCCGCTATAACAAGTGCTTTATCCATATTCTTCAGCATATTAGCCATCTCCCTGTTACTCATCTCTAACTGGTACGACACCTCATCCAGAATATATCCTCCGTTCCAGTAGTATATTGCCACTACTGCGGCTGGGTCTGGATTCCATCCGAAGTCTACCCCATACCTTTCCAGCCTTGCTTCGTGGGGAAGTTCGTCTATAATCTCCCAATCCGTATATATTCTTCCTTCCAGTCCGTCTCCCAGCTCTCCCTGACCATACACCTTCCACCACTCTGGTCTGTTCTTCCTCTTCTCTATCGTACTCACTATCTGTGGGTCCAATGCTTCGTTATCCTTATATGTGAGGATAATGAACTCAACATCGTCTCTGTCTAATACGTACTCATGTACCCAGAATTGCGCTGTCGGGTTATAGTCAAGTATTATTAAGTCTTTAGTACGGACTTCTAACTGTTCAAACGTTTCAAAAGGATTGTTATTCGCTTCGTTCATAAACAACCTGTCTCTTCTCGGTCCTCTAACTTTATGTGGCTGGTCCAGAGAGAAAAACTCTATACGACTTCCTGTTTCAAAGGTATATGTAGCCTCAGTCTTATTCCATGCGTCTGGATTGTAATACCCCTGTGTCTGCATAATGTCAAGGAAGTCTTTCATCGCACCCCTTTTCAGGTGTGGATAAGACTCTGACGTTATACTCGTCAGAGTAGGAGTTTTATCTCTCTGTGCCATGTCAATCAGGACTTGTATAGTCCCAATGGTTTTACCTGCCGAAGTACCACCCTGAATCACCCAGAGTCGTTTACTTAGCTGATGTATCTTTTTTGTCGCTGTTGTTATTGTATAAGGCATCTAATAGTGGCTTAGGCGTTGTTACTTCTATCGTAGAATTGTCCCCAAACTCCTTTTTCTTCTTCCGTTTCAGATAGTCCATAGCGTTGCTATAACTCTCTGTCATCTTCTCATTAACGGTGTTTCTAGCCTTAAGTACAGGCGTATTTCTCAATTCCTGTATCCTGTCGGAAAACTTCTTATCCTCTGCCATCCATGCATATATACTATCAGGATGTACACCGCCATATAGAGCCATTTCAGCTATCGTTCCATCCAATGCTGCAACCTCTTCTATTTTCCGTATAACTTCAGGAGTTTTTTTTGTTGGTCTTGCCATATTACTTATGATTAGTTGTTAAGAATTACCATATATGTCACAAACAATTAGGAAGGTGTTAAGCTTCGTGGCTTGTTTTCTTCCCTGTACACATAAGTGGTTTTAATTACTATAATAATAGTACCAATTGCGCTGTTGTGTCAAGTTCCATTGAAGTGGATATGTTCCTTTTTAGTAAAGTTGACGTCCTAGAAAATCTCAATTATAACAATAAATCTGCTTGACAGTATTGACACCTAGCCTTACAATATCAGTATCGCAGACCTGTGATACTTCTCTTGTAAGGTGGCTACTGTGGCATAGTTCAACGCACAACATAGCCCTTAAATCAAAAAAACCGCATTTCTGCGGTTATTTTTTTACTTTATTTCCTGATAATTTATTTTTTGGATAAACTATCCCTTGCTTTGTCAAACTCTTCACCCCCTGTTTTTATTTTAATAATAGGAAAAGTTTTTTCTTCTTGTACTTTCTTTTTCACATTCATTGTTTTTCTTTCAAGAATAATGTCATCAACAACTAACCTATCTTCACCATTAAACACCTGTATTACATTTGCCCTAGCCTTTCTATATCTAATAGTTGCATATATTTCATTTAATCTTGCATTTCTAAACTCTGTTACTATTTTATTTTTATCCATACGACAAGTATACACTATATGAACGATAGTGTCTAATAGTTTACTTATCCACAATACATTAACTTTGCCATTGACTTTGCCATAGCCTTAGTATATACTTATTGAAGTTGGTCGTAACACATTATAAATTATAAATAACAAATAATATGACAAAAGAAAACAAACTTATAAAAGACTTAGAACAGGGAAAGGAAGTTAAAGCGACAGACTTAGCACGTTCAATGGGTATTGAAGTTATAGAATTTTAATAACTTAATTAAATAATATGGATAATCATCAAAAAGAATTAACACGGGCAATAGACAAAAAACTTGCAGAATTAAAAGAGGAACTAAAAACAATAGAGAACACTATACCAGCAGTTGAAGAAGTATCACATTTAAAAGTTATCAATAAAAGACTTATCACCTCAATAAAGAAACACAACGACATAGAAGCAAGTCTTGACCTTAGCTATACACCACGATTAACACTTTATTTCAAAGAAAGAATATATACCCATGAGGAAGTAAAAGACGGAGCGCACAGTTATGACCGACCAGACTATTACGGAAACAGTAGTACAATCATATATTTTGATGAAGAGAAAGGATATACGGACATTCTAGACGGATTAAACGCAAGAATTAAAGGTATTACAACAAGTACCGAAAAACTAGAAAAAGAAAAGAAAGACATTGACACAATACTAGCAGAACACGGGGAAATAATAGAAAAAGGGAGTGCCTTCGCAAGTGCTTATAGCTACACAACAAAAGACGCTTGTAAAAAATTATATTACTAACCATGCAACATATAACAAATAATTTGAAAAATGCGTCTTATTATGGACGCAATGCACCAAACATTGACGGAATAGAATTATCAGAAATTAAATAAGTAATATGAAAGTAAAAGAATTAAAGAAAATGCTTATCCCATATCCTGATGATTTTGACATAGTATTTTCAAGTGATGAGGAGGGAAATAACATTTATAAGAAAGTTGAAATGGATATAACAATGTCTAGTGAAGTAACAGTATATCCGTTTGATATGGAAATTAAATAAGTAATATGGAACCAGACGCACAATTGATGTACCACTTATGGTGGTTAACAAAACATTTTCAGGAGTACACAGTAAAAGGTCAGGAGTTTAAGGACATTGTAGAAAGCGAGCTTGATGTGGATAGTCAAAGAGATTTAGACGAGTTAGTGGCATATATTAAATTAAATTACTAATATGGCACAACATATACCAATGGATAAAGTAGGTGTAAAAAGTCTTGTAGAAAGGGCGAAAAAACTAAAAGCGAGAAAGTTTTATGGTTTGTCTAGCTTAAAATGGGATAGTGTAGAGAAAAACAGGTTTGTTGCTTATCGTACAGTTAGGTTTGGTGGTACAGATTGTCTTGTTGAAGTAGTAACAGACGATGACAAAAATGTAGAGGAAGTTTATTTAGTAGCTTAATAAAGTAATTATGAGCGTAATACATTATGGAGATTATGGGAGCAAAGAAGACGACGAGCTTGTAACAATGCGTGAGGAGCTTATGGACTTTATAGAGAAAGGAAAGCGAGAAGAGTTTATTAACAAGTTTCACGAACTGTTAGAAGTAGAACGTGAACTAACACTAAGAGAAAATAGATAATATGAAAAAATATAAAATAGGAGTATGGGAAGAAACAGGAGGATATTACTTTATAACAGCAGAAACAGAGGAACAAGCACGAAAGAAAGCAGAAGAAATGCTATACGACAGCATAGAAATGCACAAGGTTAATCACGGAGATAGAGGGGTTATTACGTCAGACTTAATTGAAGAATAATATGAATGATTATCAAGTAGAGTTTATACGGTCAGAAACATTTATCGTTTATGTAACAGCAGAAAACGAGGAAAAAGCAGTAGAACTAGCAGATAACAAGTATGCAGAGGGTGATTATAAAGAAATGGGAGATTGTGAGGTTATTGTAGGGAACATTTATGACGTAACCGAAAAATAATATGGCACAGCAGATTTAATTGAAGAATAATCATGAGTAACAAACAAACAGACATATTTCTAGAAGAAACAAAACAAATGATTGACCAAGCAATCGTAGAAATTGACCAGAAGACGTACTTAAAAGGGATTAAGCTTCTTATCCGTAACGGGTACGAAGCAGAAGCAACAGCTATTATTAACGCACAACCAGAAAAGTAATATGATAATAAATAACGATAACATAACACCCACTTTTGTCCTTCATGCTTATAGCGATGAACAAAGAGAAAAGTCAGGAGATAAAAGAGATTTTGTTGGAGGTGTAACTTATGTTCAAACAGGAGAAAAAATAAACTTTGGTTCAGAGGAACAGCTAATTCAGTTTATTAAAGATAATAAGTAATATGTTAAATCAATGTCATTGTGATGACCCAAGTTGCCCAAATGAAGGAGAGGAAGGAGAAGTTGGAGGACATGTAGAAAATTGTAGTTGTGGAGAATGCCACGCACATTATGGGAAAATAAGTAGATAATATGGATATACAAAAATTATTAACAAGAATTGTCTGGGGAGATACCAAAGGGTGGGTTGACCCAGCATATAAACAAGAAAAATCATGCGACCAATCTTAGACCCAGAAGAAGTAGAAATGTACAAGCCACGAAGAGCCAAAACAGGGCACGGCTATGTAGTCGCACTAGCAATGCTCGTTTTATTAATTGTGTTATTTGCAAAATGGTAATATGAATAAATTAGATTTTATGATACCGTTCTGGGCAACACTGATTATAGCCAATATGTATATAGTAGCCGACAAGCACTTACAAGCTGGGGTTTTCCTCATAGTAGCTTTTCTGTTTGTGGTGTTTAATTATAAATATGAATAACGAATCAATAACAGCAAGTGCAGTGGACAGTACAGCGTGTGGAGTTTGCATCTTTGTAACAGGGAGTCGGTCAAGATGTATTGAACTAGGATATTGTTTACCCCTTAATGACCAGAGCGAGTTTGATTTCTAATTATGGGATACGAACAAGTACCACATGAGAAAAGGTGGAGTTGTAAATGCGGAATGATGTTAATGCTCTGGAGTTGGTTGTTCTGTCCTAATTGTGGTTTAGGAAGACCAAAGGAAGGTAAACAAAGAACACCAAAGCAACAAGAGAGAAGGGATAGATATGAGAAGTATGGGAGTTAATAGTTAATTAAAGGAGATATATGACAGATAAATATAAAGATGAATACGAAGAAGAAAAAAATGAAGATAAGTTTTTTGGACGAGGTAATCCTGGAATAACTAGAAGATAACTAACATGACATCACATAACGATATAGTAGAGGAACTAAAAAAACTAGATTGTATTGAATACAATTTACAAGCTGGGTCGGATTGGGAGTGTAACGATGCTTCTCAAGACTACGATTCATTTGAGAAGTGTTTAGATACTCTCGCAAACTTCATAGTTGAAGCCCTACAAGCCAAAGACAAGCAAACTATTGAGCTGATAGAGGGGAAACTACCAGATATACTTCATGAATATCACCGCATTCTATTAACAGAAGGAGAAAAAAAACCACTTCAACGAAGAGCATTAAAAAATAGATTAACTCAAGAACTAATTGATGAACTATCCAATAATAAGGAAGAGAAAGATGAGTAAGAAAGATTGTGAAAAATGTAATATACCAATGAGAGATGTCATGCACTTAGATGATGACCCAGATGACTTTGGCAATACTATACTATTTCAATGTGATAACTGTAAAAGAATAGAAACCAATTAACATGACAAATGAAAATCCACAAACACAGACATCATCAGAAGCAAAGAGAATTTGTAGGAGGAATTGTGAAGTCACACATTCCACTGATACAGCATTAAGAATGGCAATATGTAAAGCAGGATGTAGTATGTGGAATAGTAATTAGAATAAATATGAAAACAAAATCGATAAAAAAGATATTTACTATAAAATCAGGAACATATCCTTTTGATGTGTTAGTGGGTATAGGAGTATCTAAAAAACAACTAAGAAATTATATAGAAAAAAGGTTTGATTTATGTGAAGAAGAAATAAAAGCCATTGATTTTAACGAAGAAAATGGAATACAAGAAGCAAGGACTATTCAGTTAGCAGGAGGGCAACTTGTTTTTTGGATGAAAGAATTTCATATGACTTCATTTCACTTAGGATTGTTAGTACACGAAACACATCATATGACACAGTTTCTGTTTGATAGTATTGGGTTAGAATATGCAAATGAGTCACAAGAAGCGTGGGCATACCAACATCAGTACTTTTTTGAACAGATAATGAAGAAATTAATAGTTAAATATGATTAATTTAATACAAGGAGATTGCTTAGAAGAAATGAAAAATATCCCAGATGGGAGTGTTGATATGATACTTGCTGATTTACCCTATGGAACTACACAAAATAAGTGGGATTCAATTATTGATTTAGATTCATTATGGCAGCAGTACGAAAGAGTTATTAAAGATAATGGAGCTATTGTTCTTACTGCACAAGATAAATTTACAGCAAAGCTGATGTTAAGTAATGAGAAAATACATAGATATAATTGGGTTTGGAATAAAATACTTACTTCTGGCTTCTTAAATGCTAATCGTATGCCATTAAGAGTACATGAAGATGTTTGTGTATTTTATAAAAAGTTACCAATATACAATCCTCAAAAAGAAGCAGGGGAAAAAAATCATTCTAAGGGTTCTATGAAGACAGATGTAAATAATAATTATGGAAAATATGGAAAGGTTGATAACACAAAGGAACTAGGAAATTTGAAGCATCCTAAATCAATAATAACTTTTCAGAAACCTCATCCAAGTAAATCGTTACATCCAACAGAGAAACCGATTGAGCTTATGGAGTATCTAATAAAAACTTACACTAACGAAAACGAAACAGTCCTAGATAACACAATGGGTTCAGGAACAACAGGAGTAGCATGTAAAAACCTCAACAGAAATTTTATCGGAATAGAACTAGATGAGAAGTATTTTGAAATAGCTAAGGACAGAATTGAAAAAACCTAACATGAGTTGGGAAGTACCATTACCAAGATGTTCGGGATGCGGAAAGCTCGTAAGAGAAGAAGGACTGTTATGTAGGAAGTGTGCAAAGAAGGCTAAGGCAGAATTAGGGGGATAAACAGTAGAAACAAAGGTTAAAACGTGGTAAAATATAACTATTATGAAAGATTTAAAACAACAAATGGGCGAATTAGAACTAAGACTTACTAAACGTATAGGAGTATTAGAAGCAGAGAAGAAAGCAACTCAAATGAGAGTTACAGAGCTAGAAAAATTAACAAGGAGAGTAACTGAGCTAGAACTTGCAGAGCTTAGAAGAATTAAGAAAGAAATGAAGAAAGAACCAGAGATAGTATTAGCATCTGACAGTAGAACATTCCTAGATAAACTATTCGGAAGATAATGAATAAAGATATAAAAAAGAAGTTTGATGAGGAGTTTCCTATTTTCTTAACTGATAAACAACAGTTGGAAATCAAAGCCTTCATAGATGAACATCTAATAGCAAAGGAGGAAGTAGAACATCTATCTTCAACAATACAAAGTTTGAAGAAACATGGAGGAAGAGTCTACACCAAAGAACAAGTGTTAGAATTGATAGGGGAGGATACTAAAAACTATTTAGAAGATGTTAATTATGGATATAATCTAGCAAAACAAATTATAAGAGAAAGGTTATGAGTACAAAATATCAACATTTATTCGGAGACAGAAGAAATTTCTTATTTGAAAC